CGGCGATGATTTCATCACTCCAGATTTCGGGGATGAACGTTGCTGCGGTGGTTACTGTTACCGCTGGGGTAGGATATGCCATGTTAATTCTCCAGTTAAATTATCGAACACGACCCTCGGCATAAGCTGCCAGTATTTCATCGTTTAACGATTCATACCTTGAAGGGTCAGTCATTTTGAGACGAATAAGGTCAGCCCGTCGATAAACCCGTTTTGAACTCTCGCCAGAGCCACCAACATCAACTTGCGCTGCTTTCATGGTCTTGGTTCGTGCAGCAGTCTCTGCTTGCCCCGATTCCTTGGCCTTGATGCCTCGCAATTCTTTGTAAGTGGACAACAATTCATTGGCCGAATCGAAATCAAAGTCACCATCTGCTCTTGCATAAAGTCCCAGTCGAATAGGTGAAGACTTCACCCACTCCTGAAACCCAGTATCGTTGACCACTTGAGAGTAGTCAGGATGCTCTGCGTTAAGCCTCTGCTGAATCTGCATCTTTTTGAAATCTTGACCAGCTTGCCTGGCCGCGAGAACATCTGGATGTTTATCAATCGTATTTTGAACTGCTTTTTGAGGGTTCTCAAAAAAGTCAACTTCCGGTTCAACCTCTACTTGTTGCTGCTTAGAACTGAGGTTTTGCTTTAGTAATTCGTCAGCGAGTTTTCGTACTTCGCCCACTTCTTGGGCTTGCTTGCCAATTAGCTTTTCAGCTTCTTGGTGCATCCGCACAACTTCTTCCAAACTTTTTTCCCTGTACTTGTCAGGAAGTTCAGTAGATTTCTTTTCCTCGATTTCGAGTTCACCTAGCGGCTCTTGTTCTTCGTCAATCAACATATTATGTTCCTGCCAAAACGGTTGTAGGATAATTCAACTCGGCTTGCGCTTATGAGTTGGCTTTACGCTCTGCATTTAACTTTTCTCGGTGCTTTCTCTCGAACCTTCCATGCTCTGATGGAAACGAACCAGACCACCCTTCCAAGTTAAACGACGGAGCGCTTATGACACGGGAGGAAAACCCCCCGCATCTGCACAGCACACTGATCGTCTCATAATCGGTCAGTGCCTCTGTGCGTTGTCCGCAATCGCAGACAAATTCATACATTCTTTTCATTGAGTTCCTCATATGCTTGTTCGCTGACCCCTTTAAGGGTTTTTAGCCAAATAAGAATAGAAATCTCGCCTTTGCGGAATTGTAGACTTTTTTCGTCCGCAATGGTAGAGACATTGTTTAACGGGATGAGCATGTTGTCAACATCCTCCATCAAGTCAGCCCAGCCTTGGCGGGAGAACAGGTCAAACCGATCCTCATAGTACTTTTGTAATTCTGGATTCACTGTTTACTCCTAGATAACATAGTTGCTGCGATTTGTAGCATGGCGCGGGTGCTCTCCATGTCTTCTGGCTGAGTAGCCCATCCAACCGTGATCTGGCCGACAAAACGACCTGGCTCTGGCGGGACACTAATACGGCATGTATAGGCGACTCCTCTGGCAATATACCAAAGCCCCATTTCGGACTGTGCAGATTTATATTCGCCGCAAGGTATCTCGCTAGCCATCAGTTTGACAACATCAGCGTTATTGGCCGCATTCTGGGTAAAAAGGCCGACATCTAGGCCGTCGTTGGTCTTGTCCCTGCCGTTCTTGCCATAAGCCCGATACAAGATGCGAGTGCCAAACATGCTGTTGACCTTGAACACCGCTACCACCAGCGCACCAGACTGTTTGAACAGGTGCGCCGCTGCATCCTCCACTCTGTCTTCTGCAATGCTGGGAATCTTCTTGGATTCCTTGTAAGCGCCGATTAGCAGGTCTTGGTTTGTATATACAAAGTACCCTGCAAAGGTTAGCACGGCCATCAGCACCATTGCAAACAGCCTAAAAGGACTGGACACATAGGCCAGAATTTTATCGACTAGGGCAAGGCGTTCATCTGCCATAACTCACCCGCGCTGCTCAAGAATGCCAAAGGTGAAATACCCAATAACCCCAAGAATTGCAAAGAGGACAAGCGCTACCAGCACGATCTCAACGACCTCATCAACTTCTTTTTTGCGCTTTTCAGCAGCTTCGCGTTCACGCCGTGCATCATGTGCAGACTCAACATCCATCGCTGCGGCTCTAGACTTGATCTTATTCCAGACATCAACCTTGCCACTCTGCATAAACAGCAGTTGTAGCTCGTCCTCAAAGCGCTTTGCTTGGTCAAGTGCCATCTCGATCTGGATGGCCGTACCCATGCTGGACTTAGACTTCTTGGCCTGAACAACAGCCTTAGTAGCCGTGGACTTTGCATCAAAGTACTTGCCAAGTACAGGGCCAAGAGACGACACGTCGTCAACAGTTTTACTGACCTTTTTGATCAGAGCGACTGCTGCTTGGATACCCGCTAGCGCTGTTAGAGGATCAATAATTTTCGTTCTCCACTACCTTCTTTGGCTCTGGTTTGCCTTTTTCCCGCCACTTTAAGCACCAGACCTCAAGCCTATCAGATGACCATGACCACCTCACGCACTCAACCGCTGGGGCTTGCACTACGGGAATTGGCGGCAGGGCATCCATGATCAGAGCAAAATCTTCTGGATAAGTTGAGCAGCGAATCCTGGCCCCAGCAGCGTGACAGCAATCAGCGCATAGAGGATGTACTCAATCCGGCTCATGCGCTTGCTGCCTGATTCAAAGCCTTTTTGGATGGCCTCGTATCTCAAGGCGCAGATTTCCTCATGCGTTGCTAGCTTGGCGTCTGTGGCGTCTATTTGGTTCATGCCAGTTGCTCCATGATTGTCTTTAATGCAGCCACATCAGTGGCAGCATTAACCGCAGTCTGTATCTCAGCGTACTTAGTGCGGATAGCTGCACGGGCGGCTTCAGCGGTTACGGCCTCAGACGGAATGGTTGCCATTACATCCAGCGGCGCAAACTCTTGGGCACGGGCGACTCTACGCGCATCATGCGTAATGGCTTTAGCTTTGGTCAAGTTGACAGTAATCATGCTGTGTACTCCCAAGCATTACGGAATGTACGGTCTGACGGAATGTCTGTTACATCCACGATGGCGTATTCAGCGCCCTCTGGAATGTCCTTCATACAGGCTTCAATGGTGTCGGCTGGGATGATTACTGCCACGCCGCCGTCTGGGGTTTTGTAGATGATTCTTTGCATAATGTTCTTTCAGCGGAAGATAGCAGCGGTAACCACGGGAGCGTCAACTACGTTGTCAACTTGCGCGGTTCCAGTTTGCAATCCAAACGAACCGGCGCTGATGGTGTTGTATCCCGTGGCAATGGTTCGATAATCGCCGCTGTTTGTTGTAGATTTATAGGCGAAAGCAACCACACATCCACTTGCATCTGGCATTGCGGTTGTCAAATTTACTGTGTAAAGTCCCGTTCCGTTGTCCGTAATACTCGACACATTCCCACTTGCACGAATTGCAACAGTGCCAGTGCCGTTGAAGTTCACCCAAGCTCTTGCAGCAAAGACAGGAGCAGAACCACTAGCGCTAAATTGAGTAAGGGTAGATTCAGCAGTAGCCACAGTACCTGTGCTATCAGGCAGCGTCAGCGTCCGATTCGTATTTGTATTTGGCGGCACAATGGTAATAACACCAGTGCCACTCAGTGTCAGCATCTCAAGTTGACTTGCTGCGAGGATTCCGTTAGCCATTGTTACACCTTTGGAAATTCAGTTTTAACTGCTGTGATTGCGGCCTTCCATGCGTCCATGCCGCCGTGGTAGAGCAGATCAAGCTGGTCAACGATTGATGGGTAGGCAGCAGCGCGTTGGCCTTTGTAAGCGTTGGCATCAATGTAGGCTTGCACAGCAGCCTCGTCATAGGCGACAGGGTTGCCAGCAGCATCGAAGGCTTCATCGCCACGGATGGTGACAACCGTAGGAGTAACAGCATAAATTGCTTGGTGTTTGGTCATCCTGCAATCTCCATAAGTGTGATGGTTGAAGTCGCACTATTTGCTTGCACTATGGCAGTTGCAACATTGCTAAAGCTATTAAATTGCGTTTTGTATGTGGTTGCAGAAGTTGTAGCTGGAGAATCTAAATACCCCGTAGAAATACCACCAAAATAATTGGGGGTTGCATTCCCTGTAAAACCACCACTATCTTCAATAGTAGAAATAGTTGTAACGCCTCGTACAAGTCTTACTCCCAATCTTGTATTGTTATCTGATTTAGCGCAACCATTTTGACTAACTAAAACAAGTATTTTGCTAGAGACTGATGAAGGCGTAATAGAAGCCGTTAACCCAGTGTCGGCAAAAGTTGATGATGAACTTGATGTTTGAGTAGCGTAAGTTGCATTTACCACTTGCAACACACTACCCGCAGGAAAGCCTGTAGTTGTTGCGCTAGACAGCACAGTGCCAGTAACATCAGGCAGCGTCAGCGTCCTGTTTGTGTTTGTGACAGGGGCTAACAGGGTGACTGTGCCAGTTCCCGTTGCACCGCCTTGTACAGCTAAAAGTGACAAATTATTCTCCTTTGCCGCTAAGCCACGGCGCTAAACGACCAAGATTAAATTCAGCTGGTTTGTTTTCTGGTAAACAAAACACATTGCTTTCGCCGTTGGTGTACCACTTCTTGCCTTTTGCAAGACCACCAATTTTTCTTTTGTGTTCTTCAGACAGCGCGGGTCTTTTTACGCCGGTTTGTGCAATAGAACGCATTGCGCGTTCTTCTGCGGATTGTACGCGCCCACGATTTTTTGCGTTAATACGCTTCACAATTTCTGGTGGCATTTTTTTACCGCGCCGGTATGTGTTGCCTTTATTTGCAGCAAGTAGTTTTGTTTTTTGCTCTAACGAAAGAGGCACACCTTTGTTGGGTGGAGTTTTACCTAGCGAAGCGCTTCGTAACTTTGCCAATACTTGTTCGCTATAGATGCCGGTCAGCCCTTTATTCCAAGCCGTTCTGCCGCGAAGATTTGGCCTTGCCCCAGAATTAACCGGAGGGTAGCCACCGCCAGCAGTCAAATTCCAGCCAATCTTGTCGGCAGGGCGTAGCTTGCGTTCAATGTCCAAGCAGTAGTCTTTGCCAGCCATCAACAGTACCGACTTGACCATGTTGTCCCAGCCGTGCTTTTTAATAGCATGGCGCAAATGGGCGTTTGTGCCGTTTTCCATGCCCTTATGAGAAGCAAACCGCTGTTTGACATTACCAGACACGCCAATGTATCCCTGCGACATCATGTCGGTGTGGGATGCTTCGCGTATCCAATACACGACAAAGCTCATGCTGCTGCTCCTTCCAGTGCGGTAATGCGGGTTGTCAGGGCTGTGATAAGGGCTTGTTGCTCTTGAATTGCCGCTGTCAGTGTGGCGACCAAGAAGCTGGTGTCGATGCCTTGGTACTGTGGGTTGCCTTCAGCGTCCACTGCGTCCTTTTCGCCACTTACGCACTGCGGTACAACTTCAGCAAGTTCATGGGCAATAAAGCCTTGACCATCACTGCCGTCTAGATTCCATTTATATGTACAAGGCTTGAGCAGCGCCACCTTTGCCAGAGCGCCTGTCATTGGTGCAATGGTGTTTTTCAGGCGGTAGTCTGAGGATGTGTTGTAGGCTGTCGCGGATGATGTAAAAGAAATTGTGCCGACTGATGTACCGGAACCGTTTGTTATAAATCCAAAATATCGGGTTCCCGTATTATTGTTGGCTTGAACTGTATAGGCGCTTACATTTTGATTAAGACCGCCCACGCAGAAACCATCACCAGCACCATTATTACCTAATGTAAATCTAGAGGTAGTGTAAAATCCATATCCCTGTGTCGTAGTCCCCACTAGCAAGTTACCGCTGGAGTCGATACGGGCGCGTTCTGAGCCGTTGGTCTGGAAAGCAATGTTGCCGCCAGTAGAAATACCATCCACAATAATGGCTTGCTTTTGGTTTCCAGCACCTTGCAAATACAAGCCACCAGTTCCACCTGTTGAGTTTCCGCTTACATACAAGTAATTCCCAGCAGAATAATTGGAAATTGAATTATCTGTGTTGTAGAAACTGGTGCTGAAAGTAAATGTTATGGCGTTTAATTTACCTTGGCCAGAAACATCCAATTTAGCCGCTGGCGAACTCGTCCCAATCCCCACATTGCCACTAGAGTCAATACGCATAACTTCCGCGCCACCTTCAGCAAAAGCAATGGTGTCAGCGGCAGGGAAGAAGATGCCGGTGTTGGCATCAGTGCCGCGAATAGCAGGGGCGGCGGCTGTGCCGTCCACATCAGAAAGACCGTTTGTGCCGTCTAGAATTAAACTCATTTTTTATCCTTAAACCACAACCCAGCGTGAACCGCTGGAGACTGTTACGACAATGCTTGCGCTAATTGTTACTGGCCCTGCGCTCATGGCGTTGTCGCCCGTAGCAATAGTGTAGTTCTCTGCAATCGTGGCGCTGTTAACCACAATGCCGTTTGAAGCCCGTGGTGCTTTGACGCTCAACTCACCAGTAGAAGGCTTGTACAAATACTGAGCATTGCTTGTAAAGATTGTTGTCGGCACACCGCTTGTTGCAGATGCAAACAAGGGAAAAAGATTGCTAGCCGTTGTGGTGTCGTTGCTGATAGTCGCACCAGCCGTCCCGTTGGCTGCCGCAGTGATCAGACCCTTGGCATTGACCGTAATGTTTGCCGCTGTAAACGATCCCACATTGGCGTTGACAGTCGCCAGTGTTCCAGCAGCAGTGACGTTAGCTGATCCGTCAAAAGACGGGCTGGTGTAGGCCAAGTCACCCGTAACAGCAATTGTGCGGCCTGTGGTCAGAGTGGCTGCGCTCCCCGTGGTGCTTTGGTTTAGCGTAGGAATGTCAGCCGCAACAACAGCGCGGAATGTCGGTACACCCGCAGTTCCATCAGGCGCAGCCAAAACAAAGTTAGCCGTCTTGGATGCGTAAGGGTTTAGCGTGTCGCCGTAACCCGATGCCAAGCTGATAGCAGGGGTCGTTCCTCCGCTTGACGCAACAGGTGATGTTCCAGTGACCGAGGTAACTGTTCCTACAAACTGGTCAGCAGATGAAATCGTAAAGTTAGGGTAAGTACCAGTGATCGTAGTTGTACCACCTTGGGTCAAAGCCACCGTCTGATCTGGCGCTGTATTGGTGATGGTCAACGTGCCAGAAGTTGTGATCGGGCTACCCGAAACGCTGATGCCCGTTCCACCCGTAGCAGCCACACTGGTGACTGTTCCAGAACCACCGCTTGCGTTGATTGTTTGATTAGGCCAAGTGCCGGTAATCGAGGTGATGTTTGTACCAGCCACCAAGCTGGGCGTTGCAGTCCCTGTACCACCGCTAGCCACCGCAAGAGTCCCGCCCAAGGTAATCGTGCCGGTTGTGGTAATTGGCCCACCGCTTGTGGTCAAGCCCGTAGTGCCACCAGATACAGCGACACTTGTCACTGTTCCCGTACCCGCGCTAACGTTGACAGTGACATCATCACCAGAGGCAGTCGCGGTAACAGTCGCGCCAACAAAGTTGATGTTCTTCACACCCGTGGAGATTGAGCTACCCTCGTCTTTAATGCCAACCGCCCCGTTGGTCGACATGGTGCTGATAACTTGTATCTTTTGAGCCAAGTCGGGAGATACAACCTCACCCACATTGATCTCTTGCCCAGTAGACAAAGTAATGATCAAGCTGCCATCAAAGTCAATCTTGGCGTCCGTGACAGAAACGCCATCTTGACCATCTACACCATTTATGCCGTTCAGCCCATCAATGCCGCGAGGGCCTGGCAACCCATCACGACCTGGCCTTCCGTCCTTACCTTTCTGACCATCTACACCATCTCGCCCATCACGCCCATCTTTAATGTTAGCGACCCGCTTCTCAATTGCTTTGCCGGTTTCGTCGTACCGCGCCCGAATGTCGGACTCCATCTTCTTGAGGGCTTGCAGCACCAGATTGACATTGGCCGCAATCTTTTGTTTTTGGACTTCTTTGCTCTCAGCAATCGACTTGTGGATTGACTCAAGCGCCGCCAGCTTGTCATCGTCAGACATTGAATCGAGATCAATCATTTCAATGCTCCCGACAGTTGGTCAAGGAACTCGTTCTCGACTGAGCGTAGATTCTCTTGTTTGTTTGCCATCTGCAACTCAACAATCTTGGATTTGTTCTTGATGTCCGCTTCTTTGAGCATCAACTCTGCAATCTTGACCCGTTTGTCAAACTCTTTACCCTCATTGTCATCTGGCAGATTCTTTGTCAGCGCCGCCATAGTCTTGGCTTGCGATTCTTGCGGCATAAGCTGGGTTTCGGTCATCAGCTTCTGTGCCTCTGCCCGATTCTGCTCTGCCTGTGTCGTGCTAACAGCAATCTGAGCCTGTGCTGCTTGCAATGCCAATTGTTGCCGGGCTTGTTCCAACTGTTGTGCCTCTGGGTTAGGCTGGCTCATCTGATCCAAGGCTGCAATCATTTCATACCTGTTAGACAGGCTGGAATTGGCAAAAATGCCCTTTAGAATGATCGGCAGCACTGGTGTATTCGGGCCAAGAGTCTGCAACAGACCCACAAACTGCTGCTGCTCGTACTCTCTAGCAATAATTCCAAGCGTGGCCGTCGGTATGAACTTCATATCCACCGATGGATAGCGCTCTGGATCAAACTGCATGTACCTGAACGCCGCCTTTTGGATGAACGGAATCAAGAAATCCTCTTGGAAGTTCACCAGTGTGCGTTTGTACTTCTTAATAATCGTGGCGACTGCCATTGACATGCCAGCGCCGTCCCGATTGCCTTGGCTGACCATGCCCTGACCATCCATCGTGCCGGTGGCTTGAAGCAACATGCGCTCAAACTCTTTGGCTGTGTTTAGATTGTTCAGACTTGTCTCGCCAAACTTGAACGGGTAGAGAATTTCAGCAGGGTTGCCGTTGACCAAAAACGCTTTGCCAGGTTTCACCTCGAACTTAGCGCCCCTTGGAAGGCGAGATGCGTCCAAACCGATCATTGGTGAGGTGGTCAAAGCTAGTGAATCCAGATGGCTACGCACTTGCGCGTCGATCGCCTTCTGCATGTTGTAGGACTTCTCCACCGTACCTCTACCCAAGAGCCGATTCGGGACTGTATCGTCCTGATAGGAGAGAACCGGACGATCCTTCATCATGTACGGGTTTTCTTCTGCTTTGAGCAACAAACCCTCGTTGGCAATCACGACAATGGCCTCGACCATATCGCTATAATCTTCTGCAACCGAGTCATCAGGGAATAGATTCTCGACTTCCTCGTCCTTTTCGGTCAAGTACTCCCTTGGCACAAGGCCGTAGTACGTCAACAGCCGCACTTTTCCGTCACGATACTGGCTTACTTCTTGGGTTGGCTCAAGATCAGTGTCTTCATCGCCCGTGGTGATGTTTACCTTGCGGTAAATGCCCTTTTCAATTCCCTCGACTACCTTGTGGATGCTGACAAACTTCTCAATTGCCACGCCCATGCAGTCATCAATAGATGTCCCGTTGGGGTCGAACAAGAAATTCTTAGGGTTAACCGGCGTAATCTTTACCGCAATGCGGCTTTTTTCTACCACACCAATGGCAGCTTGACCCATCTGGCCTGGAATCGGCTGGGTGGCTGGCTCAAAGACTTTTTCCTCTTTGACAACAATCTCGCCAATGCCAGTGCCATAGATTTCAGCCATCAACTCGATCTGGTCGATAGCTTTTCTAATCTTGTCTTGCTTGAAGTCTTCCATTAACTGGGCTTTAAGCGCCTCGACATCTAACGGATTGCCGTTGACATCTTTAAGATCGTCTTCAATGTCAAAGAACTCGCCCTGACCAAAGATGGCTTCCATGATCTCGGCATGGCGGGTTTCCACCGCCTGTTGAGTAGCAGGAGTCACGATTCGGCTGCGCTCAGACTCTCGCGTCTTGTCCTCCGCAGCCCATTCGCCACGGAAAATGCGCTCGTATTCTAGATAGTTGGGGAGAAAGTTCGTGTCGCGCCAGTCGCGCCAGCGGTCACAGTGGTCAATAACAAAGGAGGTTAGCTCTTTGTCGTTCTCTGTTGGTTCGTCGAACTCATTTTGATCCATGTCATTACCTCATTGTGTCGGTAAACGGGTCTTTGTATTGTACATTTGTAGGTTGTGCAAGACCGAAAAGCTGTTTAAATCTATCAACCATGCCAGGTTCAGTTAGCTCAGGTTGTCGAGTATAGGTTGGCAAGTCTCGGGCGTCCAAACGTGTTTGGCGCAGCCCCGTTATTGCGTTGTATGTTTCCCGCACGTCTTTGTTTTTAAATAGCGTTTTTCGCAGAACGGGGTCTTTAGTTAAATCCACACTGTTTGCGGCTTCATATCCTGCAAGTGTAGCCAACTGCTCGTACAGCGCAGTGCCGCCCTGTTTTAGCATGCTTGGGTCAAAGTAGGCATCGTTGATGCCGTATTTTTCTTTAAGATAACTCGCGGATGCTACAGCGTCTTTAACAAACTGCTCCCTAAGAAGAGAGCCTTTTTTCCCAAGAAGTTCGTCAAACTTACGGTTAATTGCAGAGCCTGTCCCTAACCCCTGCCGCGCTAGCAAGTGTTCTTGTTCGTGGGCTATTGTATTTTTGTCGGCGTCGGGGCGAAGAAATAGCGCCTGTGTTTGTGCGCGGTTTTTATTAAAATCAGCAATAACATTACTGCCGAGCATAAACCCTCGTGTATTTGTATTTTGCAATTCGGGTGCGTTTAACGTTTGCAAGGAAGGTAGTCCCGCAGTTGTATACGGCTGATTGCTTGGCGGTGTTGTGCGCGCTTGCAACCTACTTGGGTCAATGCCTAGTTCCCTAAGTTGGTCTAGTGTTCGAGGGTCTAGTCGTGAGCCAAACAATCCATCAGCCATATCAGACTCCTGAAATTACATCCATCGGCTCCCACGCATCGTCATCGTCTTGTTCAAAGTAGCTTGTCACGGCCAACTGGTCGATATATGACAGCGCGTCCGGCAAGTCATCATGCACACCCTGCGAGGGAAACATCAGAAGTTGGTCAGTAAAGTCTGCCCAGTCTTCTTCGCTGTTCAGGATGACTCGGCCATGCTCAAATCTTCCTTGAAGCGACCAGATGATTCTATCTGTTTTCTTACGGTTGCCGTGAGTTAAATCGACAATGTGGCTGTAGACATTGTTTTTTCTCATCAAATCACTCAGATACGGCAGAACAGCGTTCTTCAACGCCCCCCTCTCAATGCCGATAGACAAAGGCCGGTATTCCCGCATCGCCATCAGAATCTTAGATGCTGTCTCACGGATGTCCCAGCGACCGTGTTCAATCTCTTTAACCCACCACTTCCCATCTTCCGTCACCTTGACCACCGCTATAGCCGACTCGTCCAGCCGCTTCTTGGCATTGGCTGCCTGTTTAGCAACCTCCTCGAAGCCAGCCAAGTCAACAGCCACAAAGTAGCTGCCGTGTTCAGGCTCAACCCCGTATTTGATCCATTCTTCTTTGAACACATCCGCGCCAGCGTTGCTAAAGGACGCCATGTACTCTTGCTTAAATGAAAAGCTAGACAGGGTTTTCTTTGCGCTTTCAATCTCCGTCGGGTCGATCAGGGGGTTGTCAGCAGTGGTGAAGTGCCAGGATTTCCAGTCCTCGTCCTTTTCTGCTTGTCCCAAGTTGTATAGGTCATAGAACCAGTTTCGGCCCTTTGGAGTGCCGATAAACATCGCCCGACCCTTTCGGTCTGACAGGGAGGCACGAATAACTTGTTCCCAAGCCTCGGGCTTGATGTCGGCGACTTCATCAAGAACGGCATAGGTCAATGAGACTCCACGAAGGGTATCTGGTCTATCAGCCCCACGGACGTAGATACGCGCCCCGTTGATCAGGGTAATGTCTAGGTTGTTGACATGGCTAGACTGGATGACCTCTCTGCCCAAGTCCAAAAGCAAGTCCCAAATGATCTGTCTTGACTGCCCCATAGTGGGAGACACGTACAGCACAGCCGAGCCTTGTGGACAACGTAGTCCCTCAATGATTAGGGTAGTAGCCGCCAGTCTGCTCTTGCCACACCGCCGTCCGGCTGCAATGACTTTAAACCGAGTTGTGTCTGTATAGACCTCTTGTTGCCAGGGAAGGAGGGAAAAGTTTAGATCAGACATCCGTAATATCCTCTACAAGCTGGGGAGGCGCTCCCAACCCCGTGATGTTGATCGTAACAGCAGACCTCTGAGACTTGTCCTTCTCAAACATAGACATAGGCAACGTCCTGTCAAGACACATCTTTAACGCAGCCATCTGACCGGGGTGTTCATCATTGAGCGCAATCTGGATCACCTTTTCGGCCACGTCCTTGCCGCCAGACCTGATCATCAACTCTTTCAATTCCTTGATGCGTTGGTGATCCGTTTTGGGCAGCGTTGCTGGCGGGTTGTCAGCGTAGCGCTGGATTGTCATCTTGATTGGCCGGCCTCTTTTTTTCTTCTCCACTTTTGCTCCTTTTGTTCGCGCGATTGTAGGTCATCTGGCCTGACCACAACAGTTGGTAGCTGTTTTCCCAAATTGCCTTTTTCAGAGGGT